GCCACTCTTTTCTAAAAGTGTTTGGGACGATTCTGATCTGGTGTTTACCTGCTTTTGGTTTCCAGAAAATTTTAGTGTAGTCGATTTTTTCACGACCTGCGCCTTTGTTGGCGTTCGCTTCAAGCTTTTGCTTGACAAAACTTAAATCCATATTGTTTTTGTTTAATTGTAAGTCGTTCTATGAACGGAATATATTGTGAATCTATGATTCTAAATTTGGCCCTCCAAACTATTTGTTGAAGTCTATTATCCTATGGATTGCTGTATCTAATCGACGTAGGCCAGGGCCATCTGTTAATAAGATACAATTTTTATAGTCATTCCAATTTACGATAAAGTTCTTGTCCATCACACCATTATTTAAAGTTCTTATTAAAGTATTAAGAGCATTAATAGTATACAATGTGTTTGATTCTTTTTTACGATGTAACAGGATAGTATTAGCCAGCGGTGCATCTTGTATGTTGCCCGAGTCAATATTATAAGTACACATCAATTCTTCGCTTTGTGGAGATTCAAGAATGAATATCTTGTTGAAAAGAATAGCGTAACGACGATTGATTGTGTTAACTGTATTTTCCAAATCCAATGGAGTTGTAAATGTACAGAATAATTTGTTCAAGTCTAATTCGTTTAATTGTTCCATAATAAATATTTATATTTTCTCCAAACCGTGATACGATTGGCCTTGTTTAATGGTTACTGGATATTTTAGTTTATTTATTATATCCGAAATTAATTCTTTGTCTTCTTCACTATAATCAAATAAGAAAGCATCATAAGTATACAATACTAATTTTGTTTTTTTACCTTCTAATTTATTTAATATTAATCTTAGTAATTCAACATTGGTTGATGTTTCTTTACTTTGAATTATATAATTAAATAACTTTGATCGAGTCATATCAGCATCAAACATAAATATTTTATTGTCTGTCACTAAATGTTTTCCATATTGGTACGTATCCCACATACCATCTATAAACATATCTACTTCTTTAAAGAAAGGTTTGTTTTTATATTCAGCCCAAACACCACCATACAGTTGCTTAAATGTTAATTCTTTAGCTTCTTGTTGTGTTACACCTAATATTTCACCTAGATACTCATATGTGTTTCTATTTTTAGGAAATTCAAAACCTACTAATTCACCAATTAATCGTGGGTGGTATCCCTGAAAATCAATTTCAATAAATTTATTATTTTCAGATTTAAAACAGGCACGTTCACCATCATCTTTATTTAATGCTGCGAAATTAATGCTATTAAATGTGTTTGATGGACGTGAAGTTGTTGTATATAAATTATATTGAGTGTATATTCTACTGCGATTTAAATTAAATTGTGGGTTTGTTAATTTCCCATTGTAATAATCAATAAAGCAGTTTTTATCGACCATTATGCCGTTTTTTTCAATATGGTAGAATACATCTGATGTATAGAAATTTTGAAATTGAAACGGTGTATCACCTAATGTATATTGTTTAATGACAGGTAATGCCATATCAAATATAGCCTCACACATTTCATAATGTTTACTAATTGGTATTAGGCAGTTAACATTAGGTAATGAATAGTACTTACTATAATAATAGTTAATGCAAATATTGTCTAGTGATTTAATATCAACTTGTTCAATAAAGTTTACATCATATAATTTATCAGACAATGGGTATAAGTAATGTAATGCTTTTTTCTTATCCAATGTCCATAACTTATCAGTGTTATTTAATAACCAATTAGTTAGTTCTGATTTGTCTATACCGAATGATTCATTATGGTTTAGACAAAATATATATCCCTTTTTATCCTTAAGTGGCCTAAGATATATTAAACTTAACTCAGTGAGAGATGGATGGAAATTGTCATTGAACGGGATGAACCGAATGAAGCAATCTCCAAATGCTCGAGGCAGTTGTGATGATTTTTCAATAATATAAAACATAACCTTTTTTTGTAGACTTAAATGTAATAACTTTTCTCTGCCCTATAAAAATTTCTTTAAGTTAGGATTAAGGAAAGTTTTTAAAACCCCAGTAACGTTATTTATTGAAAGCATTTTTTTGTATTCTGGGTTTTGTTTTGTTATTAATTCTCTAGCAATAGGAGTGTATTCTCTACCTTCATAAAATTTATTATTCAATACAAAGAAGGGTCCTTTATAAGCGACTAATGTATCTTTATAAACCAATTCACCATGAGATTGTTTAACTTGTATTTTATTTTTAGGTATTCTCATTTTAGTATTTTTTTACAGCTTCAATATACACATCATATATTTCTTGAGCGGTATATTTTCCTCCTTGATCTGGGTATCCTTGAGCTCCTCTACTACTAGGTAAACTAGCCCATACTTTATATGTAGCATCTAGGAATTTCATAAATGATGGGTTAGCAGATACATTAATTTTATTATCAGCAATTTGTTGCTTTGCTATATTATAAGCAGCTAAACTAACTTGGTCTGTGATTCCTTTAACTGTTAAAGTAGCAGCTGCTGTTTTATCTTGATTTTCTTTTGTAAATGGAACATTTGTTTTATTATTTCTATCTAACCAGGTAGAATACAAATATTGATATCTACCAGCAGCATCACTATATCCTATAGCTTGAGACACAAACATAGATCTATCAGGGTGACCTAATGTATAGTTTGGTGTCCAGTTCTCAAGTACAACAAATGTAACTAATATATCATACCCATTATTCCCAACCCCTGCCGTACCTTCAGCATATGCTATTGTATCTAAAAGAGGTCTTTGGCCTAAAGCAACATTGGTGGATACTTGGCCAAAAGAATTTACAGCTGTTGATCTTGTAACAAATGCAGCTCTATTTGCACCTTCATTAGTAGCTGTTGATGGGTTTAAATCAATAACTAATTTATTATAATCCCAAGCAAACCCATCTCCAGGACTATCTAATATAATAGTTTGAGCTCCAATTGTTGTTGTCCAATCACCACTTTTAACGTCTTGAGAAATATCTGTTACGATATATCCTAACTGACTTCCGAATCCATTTCCTTTATATCCTTTAGGCAATGCATTTTCTGATATTCTAAATAAATTTCCAATTATTACACCACCTAAACCATCAAATGTTAGAGATAATTTTGTTGGAATAATTACATTAAATCCATTTCCAGGTACCTTAAAATAATTTCTAGTAAATTGAATTAAATCACGTAAAGCATTTTTATACTCCCCATTAGAAGATGTAGATGAAGCTTCAGATACAGTTCCTTGAACTGCAGTATTAGCAAAGAATTCAGCTATTTTACTTAATGATTTTGATATAGACTCATAAGCAGCAGTAGCATCTTTTATATATTTATCAAATTGTTTTTGAGAATTATCAGGGATTGATAAAGCTCTATCTGTTATTCCGCTACTGTATGCTTTTAAAGATGCTGAATCTGTATTTAATAAATCCTGATTAGCTTGTGCAGCAATAGATATCATTGATGATTGCTCAGGAAATATTTGTGATTGTAGTGTGTAATTTCTAACTACTGATTTTTTATTTTGGACTTCTACTTGAAAAGAACTCTGAGCCGTTGATAACTGTCCAGTAAAGTTTACATCAATTATACTTGCCCTTTCATCATCAACATATATTTCAAAATTGTTAAGATTACCAATAGCTGCTTGGCAATCTTTTAAAGTACCCTTTAAAAAATCATATAAGTTAATTTCATTTCGTTCTTGACGATCTGAGTTTCCTAAATCTGCTGTTATTTTTTTATATAAATAATTTAGATTAATGTATATATTTCCTATAACACCCTTTTCATCAGCAATATTTTTATCTACAAATTTTTTATTTAATTTTGAAAGATATTGAATTACTGATTTGTTTTGGGTAATAGTTTGTTGAGCGGAAGCAGATGTTGCTGCTGCTTGAGCGATATTATCTTGTTTAGTAATGTCTTCATTTATTGAAGCATCTACTCTAGGGTTTTTTGTTTTATTAAGTGTTGCTACTTCATCAAAAGCTCCTTTTATAACATCATTAGCCACAATCTCACCATCAAATATTTCTAAGGCTTGCATAAAAGTTTTTTGACTAGAATTATTTGATTTAAAAGGTTCTATTGACCAATCACTCAAATCTACATCTCTATTTTCAATATTGTAGTAAGTATAACCATTTATATTACCTGTTGTAATATCAAAAAGTCCTTTAGAAGATACACCATTTCCTCTAATACCAGTAACTCCAGCAAAATCCCAAAAAGGAATTGTTAAGTCTGCCTGTGTTATATCACGAGAAAAATTATATATAGGGTTTGATGTAGTGCTTGTTCTAGCAAGAATTGAATAACCTGAGGCAGCTGCTTGCTCTATTATTGTTTTTCCAACACCTCTTACTAACTCATATTGGCGTTGTAGTTCTTCATATGCTGTTTCTGCCCCATCTAAATTTCTTATAGCTTTTGTTGTATCTCCCTCATGATATTTAATAAAGTTTTTTATTTTTTCTATAACAGAATCCTCATCAGTTGATTCAGACATAGCTTCTTTTAAAGCAAAAACTACTACCTCTTTAGCTTTAACAATTTCAGAAGGAAATCTTGTTGGATCAAAACCAATACCAGCAGCAGTTTCAGCATCTATAATATCCTGTAAGGTTTGAGATGATCCACTAGTAGTAAATGTTACATTTACTCCATTTTCCCAAACAGGAGCTGAAATTATACAAGTAGAAGGTTCTACTGATACTTGTAATGGATTCCATAAGCATGTTGTAGGTTTTAAATCACCGTTATTATCTTTTGAAGATGTTGTTACTATTAAAGGAGTATTTGCTGTATTTAAAATTGAATAATTTAAAACATGACATAAACTTTCTAAAGTAATATATGCTTGGATGTTATTAGTTAATAAAGGATCAGTACTATCTTGAGGAGGGGGTGGGATACCTCCTGGGCTATCAATAGCAAAAAATTCTAATGTTGGTGTACCTGGGTATTGTGATACTACTAATGATAGTGATACTCCTTCTGTTAAACCCCCTGGTTGTATTGTTGATGCATAAGCATAAAATTCAGTTATTATTCCTGCTAGATAATTTTTATCATACGAGTTAATTATTTTTTGTTTATCGTAATTACCAAGTAACTCAGGCTTACCTAACACTTCACCACTAACAGAAGCAGCAACTGAATTAAAAGCCATATTTGTATTATTGACTTTTAAAGATTCAATAACTTCACCAATTGAAATAACTGTTGTTGTGCAATCGTATCCTCCATCTGTTCTTGCAGACCATGAATAGTTTTTTACCTTACCATACATGGCGTCATAATTGCCTTGAGAATTTTCAATTTTAGCTCTTAATTCTTTAGTAATTTCAAAAATGGTTTTTGGTGTTGTGATATTTAAAATATCATAGTACTCATCCATTTGTTTTAATTGACCAACTCCATTCTTATCTTCTACTAAATAATTTGACCAACCCCATTCTATAAGAAGTGTGTATCCTGGTCTCATATATAGTACTTCTAGATCTTCTAATTGGTTAATATCCCAACATTTGAAATTTACAACTACTTCTCGTAATGAACCGTAAGCGCCTTTATTTTTAACAGAAATGTTGTCAATACCAGGCATAGGTCTAAACCCTAACGGTCCTTTTTTGTAAGTACCATTACTATTGCCAAAACCTTTGTTCATTTGGTATTGGCCTGCTCCTGTATTTGAAGAAACACCATTAAACAACACATTGTTTTTAGCTAAATCTGGTAAGCCATTAACATTTACACTAGAACTCATTCTTACCCAAGATGATCTTGAGTTTAAATGTTTAACAGCAGTATTTCGAATATCACCAGAAATTAATTTTTGGCGAGTTCCAATCTGTTTTTGTATATAGTCAGGAAACGATTCTTTAAATATAGACATAACATTTCTAGTTGTTTAATTCGTTAAATGTACGTAAAACTTCGTTGACATTCAAAGGAATTCTTAATTGAGTTCCTGGTTGGGGGAACATAGAACCTTTAGTTACATTATTATTAGCCATAGATATAATCCACCAGTATTCTGGATTTTTATAGTATGTGTATGCTAATAAATCTAGTCTATCTCCTGTTGTTGTAATAACAAAGATATCTTCACTACTAATAGGAATATTAGGATATAACTTATTTTTGTAATAAGTTTTATTTGTAAATTTTTCTGCTAATATAGTGTTTTGTTCGTATCTCATACAGGTCTATTATCTTTTATTATACCTTTTATGGGGAAGGTGGAGGTGGTGGTGGGGTTTGGAGATTTAAAGGAGTCATTCTTGCAGGATCTAATATTTTTATTGCAGAAATATCTACTTGTCTTTTTTCTATTGGTATTATAGGGAGATTTTTTGGAAGTTTTCTTTCAACATCACTGCCTATAAAATTAGCTCCATAATCGGCAAATCTAACCCCCTGTCCTCCTTCAATTATAGCACCATTAACCCAAGGATTAGTATCACCTTGTAATATAACAGGTGAATTTACGCCCTTTTCAGGTATCTTATTATCACCATTGTTTTGTAAACCAATAGGAATAAATGTTAAATCAACATCAATAATATGAGGCAATTCATATAATTTTTTTTCTGCAGCTGTTCCTCCTTCTGGTTCATCTATTGCAATTTCCCAAGGAGTATCATTTGAAATTTTATATGAAAGGTTTGTTATAATTCCTATTTGTCTATAGAAATAATTACCTACAGTCATTTTAAAAAAATTACCTTTCATAAAACCACCAGTATAATCTGGCATCATAGATGATGCTAGATAGTTTAGTTTTTGATACATTGGTTGCATTTCCATATCAGATAATGCAGCTACTTTGAACCCTATAGTTACACTGCGTCCAAATCCAGAATATGTGTATAAATTTTCACCTCTACCAACATATTTAAAATTATTCCAATCGGATGTTATATTATCACTGAAGCTAGTTAAATATGATCTAAATATCATAAATGTACTAGCACTAGTAGCATTATCAATAGATTCAATTCTAAATTTAATTAAATCACGTATGTTATAATGTTTATTTCCAATCTTAACTAGTGAATTATTTGCTGATGTTGAGCCAGTGAATAGTGGTGTTAAATTGATTGAATCTTTTCTACCACTACCTATTCTTATTTCTCTAGAGGCGTTAGCTATTTTATTATCATTTGCTTTAATAGTAACTACATCTCCTAAATAGTTTTTATACTTTAATTCACTAATAGTAGAATTATAAATAGCAGGATCTGTAGCTCTAGTATTATTAAGGGAAGAATTGAATAAAGTAAATGGTACTCTTGGATTATTTACAAGTGAACTAAACTTAGAAGTTTTAATATATTTATCTTTCTCACCATCAGCTAATTTTCCCCCCAATGAATTCTTAATAGCATCTGCTTCAGAATATGAATCCCATGTATTTTTAAATGCTGAATGAGAAGCATTAATAGAGTCATTGATTGTGTAAATACCTGGTCTAATTTCACCTCTAGTAATTCTAGTTATTCCTAAACCAGCTAATGATTCTGGACCTCCATGGTAGCTGTATAAAACTTCATTCCCTATGGATGGTAAAGGGATTGCTCTATTAAGAATAGGAATTGAATTTATTATACCTTGGAATTTTGTTAAAACTTTATTAGCACGTACAGGTTGTTTTTCATGTAGTCTAAGAACATTACTGTTAGTATCAGCTGCTGTACTTCCAGCATTACCAAAGAATTTTTCGTATTTTGGAATTTGAAGTAATGGAAATGCTGCTGCTCTTTGAATATGTAAACCTCCACTTTGAAGAGCTACCTGAACCAACGTATTTGTTGGAGAGTATAATTGTCCAGGATAGGGTGCAATTTTATTAATAAGATTAAATATTCCTCTACCTAATTTTCCAAAAAGTGAAGTTGCACCAGCAAGTGGGTTTCTAAATAAAACACTATTACCTCCATTAGGAACAACATTTGATCTTTGTAATGCTATTTGTTTAATAGTAAATTGAGGACCAGTTTTTAAATCTAATAAGAAATTACCTATACGTGATGCATCAATAATACCTGCTTTAACTCCAGATATCACACCAGTATTTCCAATATTAATGGTCTTACCTAGAATTTTAACTTGATTTGGAATTAGATTTAAGGCAGTATCCACTAAGGGGACTTTCCCAGTATCTAATTTACCAGTAACCACGTCAGTAGTAATATATGGTTTATTATCACCATATGAAAGACTACGTAGTTTGGTATCATTTAATTTGTTAATTAAAGGCATCCCTTGATTTTAATTTATTAGTAACGACCGTCTGTTGGACCTAAATCTTTGTAATTGTTACCTTTTGATGATTTATAGATTTTAGATACTACAGATCCATCTTTACCAGCTTGTAAATTCTTTGGAGCTTTTAAATCCAATTCATCTAATGTAGATTCTGGTCTAACGGGTATTGATCCGTTAAAGTCTACTACTTTAATAGTAGGGGTGGTATAGATTGAATAAGTGTTGTGTAATTTATTTGTGGGTGCATAAGGAATTACTGGTTCTCCTGGTGCTACATACCCAAATTCACGCTTACTGAATCCTCTAGTTCCGTCTAAGCTTAAACCGCTTTTTGTGGCTTGATCTTTAATTGACATGGTTTATAATTTTTTTAATTTGTACTACGTATAAATATTTAACTATGCTAGCTTATATGAACCTTGTACTAATGTTGAACCTACTACCTTACCATCCATATTAACTACACCTGGTTTTGCATTATTTTCTTTAGTTGTTCCAATAAGTTGTTTTAATAAATTGTTTGTTTCGGTATTATCTTGTTTACCCCCACCTAATGATAATGCATTTTTAGGATATGAAATTACATCATCACCTTTAAATAAATTAGTACCAGCAATTACTGTATCATTATTATTCAATGCTACACTTCCTTGTGGGGTTATTAATGTGCGAGCACCATAACCAACCATATCATCGGCTTTCTGAGAATTTAATAAACCAAAACCGGCTGCTGTAATAGCTGCTGCAGCTGCTGCTCCTAAACCTACTCCAACAACTGGGATCGTTGATAATGAGGCATAGGCTTTATAGGCTGCCATAATAATTGCTATACCTGTAATACCTTTTAATACTTTTCCAAAAGCACCTAATTTATCCATCCACCCTCCCAATAAAAATGAAATTTTAGAAGTCATATCATACAGCCACATGAAAGGAGCCATAACACTTGATACCATCCCAATAATATTTCCAAAAACATCTAACATTTGTCCTAAAGGACCTGCTACTAAATTACCTAATAAATCTTTTAATTTTTCAACAGCATTATTAAATTTATCTTGTGCTGCTAGTTGTTCTAACCTTTGAGCTGCTTCTTCACCACCAATAGCAACAACTTCAGCTCTTGACTTACCCATCATTTGTTGTTTAAGCAACTGATCAGATAAAGCGTCTGCTGATGTTCCTAAACCTTCTGCTAAGGCTTTTTGTTGAATCACATTTAATTCTGAGAATGCATTAAAGTCCATAGCTTGGTTAGCTAATTCTTTAGCTACAGATGCTTGGTCTCCCTTTAAAGCAGCCATTCTAGCATTTTCAAGATTTAATTCTCTTCCAGTTAATAATTCTGCTTTTAATTCGTTTTCAATAGATGTTTCAAAATTAAGAAGAGATTCTGCTTGAGCTTTAGTTTGTTCTAAAGTAGTTCCTAATAATTTTGTTTGGGTTACTGCTTCAGCTATTGCTTTTGGATTACCTTTAAAATTAGCTAATAATTGACCTGATACCTTACCAGTATCATTTAATATTTCTCTATTATCTAGTTGAATACCACTTTGAGCTTGTAAAGCTTGGGCTGTTTCTAAAGCTTCTGTTGTTACTGCTCTAGCATTTTTACCTGTTGCAAGAGTTAGTTTTGATAAACCTGCAGCTGATTCTTCATTAACCCCCATTTTGGTTGTTAATTTAGTAAATTCAGCAAGTAATTCTTTAGAACGAGGAACGTTAAATCCTAATTGTTTACTTAATTTACCAAAAGCTTCATACAACTTATCAGTTGTAATTGCTGTATCTCCTATTTCTCTACTAAAACCTGCAAATTGCTCTCTAACACCAAATGCTTGATCTTTGGTTAATGATAGTGATTTAGCTAATTCTGTAGCCTGGATATCTGCTTTGTTGGCAGCATTGAATATACCAATAACAAGGGTAAGTGGGTCTGCTAGACCTGCTGCTACTTGTTTACCTATACCTTTAGCAGCTACTGCTAAAGTGCCTAATTTTCCAGATCCTGCCTTAGCGGCATTCATCATATCCTTTTCTATCTGACCTGCATCTATAAATTTACCTATGCCTGGTAAACTTCCTAATCCTTTTATTAATTTTCCAGATAAACCTAATCTTTTTTCAACTTCTTTTAATTCTTTAACTCTTTTTTCTTCAATTTCAAGTAATTCTTCAGCAAATTTAATTTCTTCTGCTATTCTATTTTTAATTTCATCTGATGCTCCGGCTTGTTTAGATAATAATTCTAAATTTTTAATATGGCTTTTAGTTTTATCTACTAATTTTTTAGCTTCAATTGAACTTAAGTCATTAATACCATCTAATTCATCTCTAAATTGCAAGGCTATGCTACGCATAGCTCTATAATTTCTATTAATTTCAGCAGTAAAGAATTTACCCTGCTTCATTTCATTTACCGATTCCCCAAATATAGATGCTAAATCTCTAAATTGTGAACTTAAATCACGAGAATCTTGTTGCAAGTCTCTTAAAGCAGCTCTAGCTACACTTGCATTTTGGATAAAATCTTCAAAAGGAACACCACCAAGGTAGTCCACATTTCCACTTAGAAGTTGTCTAAGTTGATTTATTTCGGCTTGTGATAAAGCTGCTGCCATTTGTGTTATATTGTTACGTCGTATAAATATAAGAAGCGCCTATTTTTAGGCGCCTCTCTTAGATGTAAAATCAGGTGGAGTTATAATGTTGGGAGATGCGGTTTTACCATTTTTTGCGTTTTCTGCGGCTTTTTGCGCGTTTTCTGTTGCTCTATTTTCTTCATCATAGTATTTTTTTAATTCATGGAATGTATATCGTCTTAACCAATTAGGTAAAGTATACACAGTATACCAATCATATCCCCCCCTCCCATGAAATACTATCTCATGGATTTGTTTGAATGTAGAAAATCTATGCTCCGAGGTCAGGCCAAAAAAAGTTAAGACCAATTGTAAATGGTATGCCCTCCTCAACACCCTCTGGGTAGAACTTAAGTTCAATTCCTGGTTGAACTTGAGAATAATATTCTCTTAAAGCTCTAGCATCTTTAGCTAATAAAAATCCACCATCAACAAACTGTCTAATATCAGCAACATCACGTTTACCATTAATTGATGTAATGATATATTTTAGTCGGGTTGTTGCTTCATATGATCCTTGTGGGTTTATTTTTAATAAACCTTTAATTTCAGCTTCAATTTTCTTTTCGTCACCGTGAGTTAATAACTTAAAGGTAATATTATTATCTGTAAAAGGTAATTTATAAGCAAATTCATTTACACCCTTGCTTAATAAATCTTCATTAATTTCTTTTTCTTCTAAAAGGGATAAATCTACAATATCTTCGCGTTGTTTTCTCAATGTAGGATCTATAAAGCTTACTGGGTAGTCTTTACCATAACCTAAAATACGAGCAGCGATTAGTATTGCGTCTTTATCTGCTACTAGTAATTCATCAAAATCAATAGGTGTTACTATTAATGATTGTAATAATTTATCAATTACAGTTCCGTTTTTGATATAGTTTTGATTGGTTAATATGTCTTCTTCTTTTGCAGACATATATTTCATTTCAATTTCACCTTTAGATAATGGTGATTCTGCTGGGTATAGTAAACCTTTTGAAGGCAACGAAACCATTTCGGTAGGTAGCTTTAATTCGCTCATATAACATTTTTATTTTGTTCGTATATAAATATATAGAAAAAGAAAGCGTCTGCAAAGCAGACGCCTCTAAAAAAAAGAAATATAAAGGGGAATTAAAAATTCAATACACAGTAATCCATAGCAATTGTTAATGAGATATTTAATGGTGCTTCTGAGCTCCAATCCATATCACCAAAGTTTGCTGATTTTGCATAAGCTCCTTTGATTTTCCATTCGCTTACTACATCACCTACTGGGCCTAATACTGATAATGTTAAGTCTTTCTTATAAAAATCAGAGTAACCATCACGGCCTGTTACTGATTCATGTGCTAAACGGGCCCATTCCATTACTGCTTGTGCACCACTTGGGGTGATTGGGTCATAAAGTTCTAAAGTCATATCATTCCATTTAACTTTACCTTTAACTTTACGATAAATGTTAATATGATCTAATACGATTTCTCCAGCATCAAAAGATGGTGAAGATGCCTTTTTAACTAAATAAGCGGGAATACCGTTAACTTCACAGATAAATCTGTTTTGAACCTTTGGTTC